ATCATCATTCAGAAAAGCGTGGCGGGCAATGATAAAGCCGGGAACCATGTGCTGGAATGGCAGAACTATTACACCTGCCACGCCTATGTGAATAACCTTTCCGGCAGCGAGTATTGGGAGGCGGCGCAGCTTAATGCGGAGAAGGAGATATTTTTCCTTATCCGTTATTGCAGCGAAGCCGCTGTTGTTGATACAGAGCATTTCCGCATTATCTTCCGGGAACAGGTCTATAACATCACGTTCATTGACAACGTGAAGTACCAGAATAAAACCATAAAGCTGCGGGCGGCTTTGGAAAAGAGGTAAAAATGTCTGAAAGAAAAGTATCCATCGAGCAGATGGCGGAGGCGGTCATGGACGGCCTGATCGAATATGCCGGGCTTGCCACGGAAGTGATGAAGGACTTGTTGACCAAAGCCGGGGACACGGTGAAATCGAAAGTGAAAGCCAACGCCCCGGTTCGGACGGGGCAGTACAAAAAAGGGTGGGCGGTGAAAAAGCAGAAGGAGACTTCCAATTCACTGGAACTGGTGGTGCATAACAAAAAGCGGTATCAGCTTACCCATTTACTGGAGAAAGGCCATGCCAAGCGGGGCGGCGGGAGAGTCCGGGCATTCCCTCATATCGCCCCTGCGGAACAGGCGGGCATCCGGGAACTGAAGGAAGGAATCAAAAGGGGGCTGCAAGGATGAGCCATGAAGAAGTAATGAAGATGGTGGAGGAAATGGCGCTGCCCTTTGCCTATGACCATTTCGTGGAAGGGGAAGCGCCGGAGCCGCCCTTCCTTGTATTCCTATATCCCAAAGCCGACAATTTCGCGGCGGATGGGATTGCGTATTTCAAAATAAACCAGCTTGACATTGAACTGTACACCGATCTGAAAAATCCCGACTTGGAAGAAACCATAGAGGCTGTCCTGTTGAAGCACGGCATCTTCTATGGGAAAACGGAAACGTGGATAGAGTCGGAAAAGCTGTATGAAGTCTTGTATGAAATGGAGGTCTGAAATGAAGAACAACAATAAAGTGAAATTCAACATCTGCAACTGCCATTACGCTTTGCAGAAAACACAGGAGAATGGGGAGATGGGATTTGAGACTCCCGTGGCAATGCCCGGTGCGGTATCCATCGCCCTGGACCCCAACGGGGAGCCGGAATCTTTCTATGCGGACGGCATCGAGTATTACATCATAGCCAACAACATGGGCTATGACGGAGATCTGGAACTTGCCCTCATTCCTGAAAGTTTCCGCACGGACGTGCTGAAGGAGGAAGCGGATAATAATGAAGTGCTGGTGGAGAACGCCCATTCCGAGACGGCGGCCTTTGCGCTGCTCTTTGAGTTTGACGGCGACATCCGCAAGATTCGCCATGTGCTGTATAACTGTTCCGCGAGCCGCCCTAAGATCGAGGGCAAGACCAATGAGGAGAGCCGGGAGGTGCAGACGGAAACGCTGACCATCAAGGCGCGTCCGCTGGCAAGCGGCTATGTGAAAGCAAAGACCGGCAATAAGACATCTGCGGAAACTTATGCCAACTGGTATAAGAGCGTGTATCTGCCGGAACCAAAAGCGGTGGATGCGGACACAGAAGGACAGGGATAAGGAGGATGAAAGGATATGAGCATTGTAAGGAAAATAGAGATTGACGGGCAGGATGTGTTGTTTAAGGCATCGGCGGCGATTCCGAGGATTTACCGTTTGAAGTTCCAGCGTGACATTTATAAGGATTTGCGGATTCTGGAAAAGAGCATCGGGGAAGGGGATGAGGAAAACTCCAACCTCGATCTGTTCTCATTGGAGATGTTCGAGAATATCGCCTACACGATGGCAAAGCACGCCGACCCGCAGATACCCAATGAGGTGGACGAGTGGCTTGACGGATTCAACACATTTTCCATCTACCAAGTCCTGCCGCAGCTTATAGAACTGTGGGGCTTGAATGTAAAGACGGATGTGGAGGCTAAAAAAAACTTCGCCCAACTGAGCGGGAAATGACCACGCCGCTGTTCCTTCTGCGGTGTGTGCAGCTAGGGCTTTCCATGTCTGATCTGGAACTGCTCTCCATCGGGCTTATCAATGATATGTATGCCGAGAGCAGGAACGACTCCTGTACCTACGCAGTGCTTGGAACGCAACAGGATATGGATTTATTTTAATTGAAAAAACGGCCTTTTTCTGCTATGATTGGTAGTGGAAAAAGGCTGTAAGAATGACTTACAAATCGAGATTTGGAGGTACATAACGATGAAGGATATGATTGGATATTGCGGACTGGACTGTGAAAAATGTGACGCGTACCTTGCGACAATCAATGACGATCAGGCGCTTCGTGAAAAAACCGCAAAATTATGGGCTGAGTTGAATCATGCCCCCATTTTGCCTGAACATATCAATTGTCAGGGCTGTCGTGTTGAGGGCGTTAAGACGGTATTTTGTGATATGATGTGTGGTGTTCGCCAGTGTGCGCTGAAAAAAGGCGTGGCGACTTGCGGCGACTGTTCAGACCTTGAAACGTGCCAGATTGTTGGGGAGGTTATTTCAAGTAACCCAGAAGCCTTAAAAAATTTGAAGGGATAAACAGTGTGACAACTTCCAGTTTGTCAGACAGTTACCCATAATAAGTGGCTGCGTGCTTGCACTGATATTTCCTGGTGCGCGTGGTTTTGCCTGAAGTGCAACTTTAGAAACGAGAAGCGAACGGGCCGGTCTCCATTTACATAGGAAAACCGGCCCGTTCGCTTTTCTCGCATGTAAATCAGGCGATGTCGGGGATGGTATCACCGAGGAGCGCCTCTTTCGACAATCCGACGGCCCCGGCGACGTCGTCCAGGGACAGCCTGGAGGACAGGTCGATCCAGGACCGGAGCTCCTGGGGCTTGATCCCGAAGCGGGCGGCCAGGCTGTTGAGGTCCGTGTCCCTGGCCGCCAGGAGGAGCTCCAGCCGGTCGGACAGGTCTACTTCCGGGAGCCCACCCTCGTCCAGGGGCCTGTCCATCATTTCCCTGACGAACCCGACCAGGGCCTTCCCGTCGAACAGGACGTCGACGGGGGCATCGAGATATTCCGCGATCTTGCACAGCATGGGGTAGCTCGTCAGCTGCAGCCCGTTCTCCCAGGCCCCGATCGTCTTGGGGGAGATCCCGAGCTTCCCGGCCAGGTCCTTCCGGGCAGTCTTGCGGACGCGGCGCAGGATCCAGATGTGCCGGCCGATGCGTTCTTTGGTAGGGGCCAGGCCGAAGGGGTCCAAATCATTCCCGGCCAGTGCCATGGTCCTGTGGGCGAGGCCGCCGTCGATTTTTTCCGCGCTTTCGGCGGCGAGCCCGTCGACGGTGTCGTCGTTTTCGTCGTATAGGGCCTCGGGCGTCACGTCCAGATATTCCGCGAAGGCTATGGTCCTTTGCCTCGACGGGTAGTGGTTGCCCTTCAGGATGTTGGAGACGTCCCGGCGGGGGATGTTCAGGTCCAGCGTCAGCTTCTCCTCCGTGCAGCGCATGGCCGCCATCAGCTTGCGCAGCCTGCCGGGCACGACGCGCTTGGCCTTGTCCCATTCGCCGTCGTCCAGCCGGAAGATGGCCGGGACGGCCTTCTCGAACGCCTCCTCGTCCGTGAAGGCATCCCGTGGGAGCTGCAATATCCGGGCCGCTTCGTCCGGCAGCCGTTCGTACCCGAGGGCCTCGGCCAGCTCCTTGGGATCGAAAGTGATGCTCTTCATGCGTCCCGCGGCCTCGACGCGCCGCAGGACGTCCTGGCCGTCCCGGGACATGGCCTGGCATTTTTCCCGGTCCAGGAAAAAGTCGAAGGGCAGTTTCAGGTAGCCCGCCGCCAGGACGACCTGGGCGAAGGACGCGGCGGTTTCGCCGCTTTCGATGGCGTCCAGCTCGTCCACGGTCATTTTCATTGCCTCGGCCAGGTCGGCCTTCTTGATGCCCTTGTTGGCGCGCACGGTCCTGATGGCGCAGCCCACGGTCTCGTTGATCTGGTCTTTCTGGTTCGTCATGGTGTGTCTCCTCCTGATTTTTGTGCGATAATCACATGATATTTACTTGCGTAATATGTGGCTGTGCCAGCCACGCCAGGTGTTACGGAACCCAGTCCGTGTCCTCCTGTACGTTGCAGTGTAGGGATTCCGGGGATACCCTGACGTCGGTGGCGTCCCGCAAGCGAAAAAATACTGTCCCCGGGACGGCATGGGCTTGCCGTTCCGGGGACAGTTGCTGGTATCTGACGGGGTTGGAAGAAAAGCCGGGTAGCTGCCGGCCTTCTTTCCATCGCCGCCGGGGCATGGTCATGCCGCAGGCGGAGGGGCTTCCGGGGGATCCCCGGTGCCGCCGTCCCCGTAGAATATTCTCTTCCGGAACGCGCACAGCAGGATCATGGCGGCCGTGACGGCGACCAGGACCGGCGTCCCTGCCCATTCCGGCACGTCCGCGTACCGGTTCGCCCACCCGGGCGTCACCCACGGCGCGGCAGGGAGGCAGAGCACGTTGAATATCTGTCTCTTATACACATCTGACGCTGCCGACGATCTACTCTGTGTAGATCTCGGTGGTCGCCGTATCATTA